GGCCGATTTGGCCATTGAGGTTTGAAGCAACAACCCGCCCGGCATGATGCATGCCAACACCTAAGTGTCTTCGTGTTGCTTGTAGTTGGTTATCGTACCAGGAGCTAACGCTGCGTATTTATAGACTGCAGTTGGTGTCTGAGCGACTGGGCTTAATAACGCTCTGCGATCCAGTGATCAAGGATTGTTGGGTTCTCGAACTGATATTCTCGGACGCTATCAAAGAAAGCCTCCATGTGGAGTTGTTGAGCGGGCGAGATGCCATAGGCGATAGCGAAACTCAGCCTAGAAGCATGAGTTATTTCACTGTCGATTAGCAAGTTGCGTTCAGTAGCAAGACGTTGGAAAAGGGGATCACTAGGATGTAGGGTTTTGTATAAATCCGAAATATCCTGACAAGTAAACGAGGACAAATCAGAGCCAGTGCCTATCCGGTAAAGCATCCGGGCGAAATTCTGGAGCACAGGAACACCGTTGTTACAGTAAGAATCACCTAAACCTATGGAGCGGAATAGAGTTCTAATTGCAACTGGGGTGTCGAAGTTGCGTGTGGAATGACCTGTGGTGCACAAGACTTTCTTGGGGTTGCGAACCATGCGCCAGCCGTTCTTCAGCAAGACTGGGCGTTTTTGGCAATAGTCAATCTCCTCTGGAACGCTGGTTATGACATCGAAATCAAGTTCGTGACCGTACTTGGCATAGCTAAGCTTTAGTTGAGCAGCATAGGCTTGAGCGTTGGTTCGTTCACAAATGACAACGAAGTCATCACCATCACAGATAAGAGAAAAAGGAGCATCACCTAGCGAGCAGTGAATCATAATGTGCGTCAGCAAGGTGTTGCCAAAGGAAGTGTCACGATCGCCAGACATCCGCTTACCCTTGCAGGTGAACGAAATGCCAAGACGAGAGGTGACTCGGTTGTGGATCAAGCAACGGAATAATGAGGGCCAAACACCATGCCGTAGGGCAGGAAAGAGGCGTTTGTAGAAAGAATGCACAGCAGAAAGTTGGTCGAGAGAGACGTGTCCATCAAAAGATGAACAATCACCACACAATGCGACAGGATCAGAGTACATTTCGAATTTCTGCATGAGCAAAGCTGCTGTTTG